GACAGGGTAACTGCTCTTCGTTTTCTGCCAAGGCAATGATGGACCACATCTCTCACGAGAGGGCACACTGTGAGAACACACCATTGCGCTCACAGGCTTCCATAAAAGCCAGGGCAGGCCACACCCAAAGGGGGGCACTCAGTATCAGCACAAAGCTTCATACGGCAAAACCTACTAAGGCCCCCCAACGCCAGGTCTAGAGACGGCTAGTCCGCTATCCCAGGGCTCCAACCACTAATTCTCAAAACAGAGTCCGTGATGGTCGTCGCAGGGATGTTGGAGATCGTGAAATAAGGCTCAGGAGCGAGGTCCGTAATGTTCAACCGCCACAGCCCCTCAAAATTGGTGGCTGTGCCTGTATTGAAGATCGGGGTGGCATCACCACTCTCAACCGTCACTGTCGGGGTGCCAGCAATGCCCGTGCCTATAAGAGACACGTGCATAAGGTACTGCCCGACCTTCTCAAGGTAGAACTTCACCGGGCTTACCGGTTCCCCAGGAAGCACCGGCTGGACACTACGAGAATCCTTCACTGGTTCCAAACCGAACGGATTGGACGGAGTAAGCGTAGGTGCAGACCCACCATCAACACGCGCTCCGCCACGTGTGGTCGAAGACTTCTGAGGAGTATACAGAGTAAAGTCGTAGGAGACCCAAACGTCGCCTACAGCTGTATCTGTGGTACCTGCTCCATCAATGGCAATGTACAAAATGCCAACGTCCTCCTGCCTCATCCTCGATGAGACAGCACTGGTAGAAGGCGAGACAAACTTCCTTAGTCGGGTTCGCTCGTCTGAACTATCCATCCGCCACACGGCGTTCTTCCACAGGTTCGTAGAAATCGTCCCCTTCGTCCCGAGCAAGTCCCCAGGGGCGTCATAAACCACGTCAGCAGGGTCATAATCCATCCCTATGATGCAGGCTCCTGGAGTGTCTGTCGCGCACCTTGAGGTCCACTCGACCGCCAAGGAGTGGCAGACATAGCTCTCGAACGAGTTGGCGATGGTAGAAAGCCACGGAGGGAATCGGCCAGGGTTGATGTTCCAGTGTTGAAAAATTGTCGTATCCTCAACGCTGGTGAAATGCTCACGATGTTTGATCCTGATGGAGCCTTTGGCAGGCTGCGTGATAACGGGCTCACGCACCCTGTCGGTTGCTCCATAAGCCATCGCGACAGACCCGGAGGCCGAGGCTCCCTTTCCAGAACCTCCTCCTGTAGTCGCCTTTCCATTCTTCTTCTTTTTCGCCATCTCATGTATTTGTTTGGCACCCCCACCAGTGCCAAGCAATCCGCGACGCACTAGAAGTAGCGAGAATAGTACCTGGCCCTATCTAACTCGACACCGTCATAGCTAGCCATCTTTTCCAGCCAGCCCCAGGCGTCGTCGTCAGACCACCAGATACAAGCCAGAGATTGAACGGTCGCCAACCGCACTTCTTTCTCTGACGTGCCCCAGTTCGCCAAGGCTTTAGATAGCCCTGACGGAGCACCTATCCTCCACACTCCACGCTCCTCCTTCCACTTAAACCCTATAAACTCAAGGTCCTCTTCTCTCTTGAGCAGATAACCAAGCTCAGAGTAAGCGGAGAAGGGCACCTCCGGCTCCACTGCGTTATCCCCACAAGCCATGAAGTTCCACTTCTTGACTTTAGGGTTGACACAGTAGGCCAGAAATGTGCGTACCCAGGTATTGAAGTGAGTGGTAATAAATACCCCCGAAGGCAACACTCCAGCTCTCTTCAACTGCAGCGCTCTCCCACCAGGCAAGACGGTGTAGAACCCATCCAATTTCTCAAAGAACAGATTCCACAACCGCCTAGTACGTTCATTGGCAAATCTAACCTCCATCGCGGTCCGATAATACCTGTACACCCAGGGGCGATGCGACCAGTCCATGAACCTAACGTCCGTAGACATTTGGCCCGGTTTGGAGAGCTTAGCTCCAATCACCTGAGCAGACGCGGCCGTGGTCACGTCAAGGTGAGTTGAGAAGTGAGGGTTTGCCACGCCGTCATGCTGAACCATGTCCTGGCATATAGCTCGTAGGATCATCTGGTCTAGCATATCCATGCGAAAGATCAGCCTATACATCTTCTGGTCTATCTTGGACGGCTTATGCAGCTCGTTCTTGATCATGGCGACGAACACTAACCTGTACTCCGGTCTCTCCCAAAGCAACAGTCGTTCCTTCGCCAACCTGACCAGCGAATCAGGACCGAACACCTGGATTATCTCTTGCACGTCTTGTCCATACTCTGACAGGCCAAACCCAGGGTACGCGTCCTTAGGCATACTCTCTAACGCGCGTAGCAGCGCCTCATCATCCACCACTGTGTCAAACGACGATACAGCTCCTACTTTAGTGGCTGCTTTCGCAGCCGCCACCCCTGCCACCGGCACATCGTCATCCCCAACCTGAATCTCAGAGAGGGCCTTTATGTGAGCTTTGAGCGAATCTAAACACGCTTCTCCACTCCTAGGGGGAAACCTCCCTTCGACAAGGAATCCAATGTCGGCTTTGAGGACAGTCTTTTTGGTTCTTCCTTCTGGGACCTCCGAGACTGATTTCAGGTGCTTGAAGTACTCGTCTTCTCCTACCACAGTGGTGTCGAGCAACCTAGGCGAAACAGACTCGTCAATTCCATCCAGCCAAGGCTCATAATCCCAATCCTTTTCGTAGTCAGAATCATGACCTCCATCTGGATCATAGTCATCCTCATTTGATCTGAGGTGCCACTGTTCATTGACACGGTCCAGCTCCATCTCGCGGATCTCTTCTTCGCGCTCTATGTAGAACTCCTTTTCGTCGAAGACGTCACTAGAGACGACTCGTATCGCCTCCGCATCCGGAATCATCAATGCATAATTGCACCGAGCTCCGGCCTGCACGTGAACTCCAATCACCCCTCCCATCATGACAGAGACGACTGGAGCACCGCTGGAGCCAGCCTTAGTGGTTGCAGAGTGGCCAAATGACTGACCCTTGTTCCCCACCCTTTCAACTCTTCCTACGGCTGATCGGGGAGGAACATGGGACGCCATTGTCTTGACCACACTACCCATTTTACGGGCTCGCTTCAACACCTTCACTCCCAGAACCGAAGGATAGTGGCCTGACACTGGTATCATGAGTCCGTCCCTGCCAAACACGGTCACTTTTCCCGTGGGTATAGGTAGGGACGTGGTGGCACTCTTGACGTACATCGCCCCCGCTTTCAACACATGGAAAGCAGTGACGAGGACGCAACCAGCAGGTTCCTTCAAAAAGAACCCCGACCCGACCAGCAACCCCTCTTCTGTGAGGAGGGCCAGAACATTGTCGGTGAACTTCTTGTCGGAAATAGGCATCGATCCAAGCCGTGCACTCTCCAGCCTTTTCGCAGACGCTGAGGTCGGAAGGTACACGGGACTCCGAACTATCACAGGATGGCTCCCGTCAATGAAGCCCTCTCCCATGAACCCCCCCTCCGCATATGTCACGGAGAGGAGCTCCACAGTCATGGGCTCACTCTTGGTGTCGAGCTTCACACACTTCCTCTCGATTCTCCACCTTTCAAACCTCCTCGCCAACCACAAGGAGATCCACGCACACACGAGGAAGACGCCGACCACCAACTGAAGTAGCCGCAAGTCTTCAACGAGTGTACCGTCCGCACTAACGCCGACCCCTTTCGAGACCGACGAAAGAAACGCCCGGACTTGAGCCGGGACTACACTTCCATCTTCA